CTATTTGTCATAGTAGATGCTGAGATTGTACCTTCTTGTGCGTACGCTGCAAAGCTACTATTTGAACTATTTGTCATAGTAGATGCTGAGATTGTACCTCCTTGTGCGTACGCTGCAAAGCTACTATCTGAACTATTTGTCATATTCTCTGCTGAGATTGTACCTCCTGCTCGTGTAAACGCTGCATGGCCTGAACATTGTATAGCTCCAGCCGTGTGTGTACAAGATATGCTGCCACCACCTATAGCAAAGAGGCCATGTTTAAGGTCGGCTGCAGTCTCACTGCCTAGCACAACCTGACAATCTAAAACAAAGCTCAGTACAGGGCTTTTCCCGTCTTTTTTTGCTCCTATAACAGGGTAACTTGTAATACCATAATCTGCTACACTAAACTCTGTAGTTAACGCTGCTCTATCCACTAAGTGCTTTCCATTTTCGTATCCTGCCCCCGTTGTGCTTCTACTTGTTAGAGTTATGTACGATAAATCTATACCATTCACAAATATTTGTTCTGCTATAACATAGCCATTTGCCAGACTTACTTCACACCGTACACCATTTTTTACATATAGATGTCTAAAGCCACTTAAGTATTTTAGTGCTAGGTTTATAGTTTCGTAATCTTCGGGCACTCGTACTACTATTCCTGTGCTTCGTGCTACGGTAGGTTGAAAGTTTAGTGTTGGTACTGGCACTATTGGGCTTGACGTAAGATTTAATACACCTGCTTTGGTTTGATTACCTGTAAGTTTAACCACCGCAGAATCATTTGCTTTACTGACATCACTTGGATGTACATGGTCTTGTCTAGCAACCGTCGTACTTACCCCTGTACCTGCTACACCATCCATAGGAGATGGTGTAGCGGCTAACGCTGTGATAGCGTTAAAGCTGCTTCCAGTAGCTACTCCTATGTTTGGGGTTACTAATGTTGGAGCAGTATTCAGTACAACACTACCTGTTCCTGTACTAGTAGTTGCACCTGTACCACCTCGTGCTACGCCCAACGTTCCAGTGGTTACTTTGGAGGCATCTATATTTGGTAGGTCTTCAGCACTTAGCATACCTCCGACTGTTACCAAACCTTTAGTATCATACGTAATCTTTGTAGCAGTTCCGGCTGTTATGGGTGCATTCTCATCTACCTTAGTATCCTGTAGTGCTTTGCCCTGAGCAGCTGTTAATGCCTTGGTAGTACTAGTACTAGTAAGTGTGTTGTTTAGCTGAACATACCCACTTTGCGTAGTACTTGCTATATATATAGGATTACTGAATCTTATGAGCAATCTTCCTTGTGTTACGTGGCTACGCATAACTAGTGCACATGCTTGGTAAGCCCCGCTAGTTGGTTGCACGTTTGTTAGTCCACCACCATTGGACGGGTACAGTATAGTCCCTTCTGCCCAGGCACTAGTGTTCACATAATCCTCAGTCAGCCCTGAGTTCGTAGTTAGCCCGATGGAATTAGTGGGCATATCTGCACGTGTAATGCCAAGCGCGATTTGAGTCGTTGTATCTGCTATAGGTTCTACTTCTAGATAGTCAGTACCTGGTTGGGTAGCTGTTGCTGTTATAACAGTCCCTCTTGGGATAGTGCTCCCACTCTCATTTCTAACTTTATAGTACATGTGGTTAGCACCTACGCTATTAGTTATACTATCTATAGTCTTATTAGTAAACGTATTTATAGCGCTATCTGTATACTGCCTAGTATTCCATATAACCCCATCGTAGTAGTGCTCTTGCAATGTCACAGTATTGAAATAGTAGTCTCCCACACTAAGCAACGGATGTGTAAGTATTGTAGGCTCAATAGCTAACGGCCCAAGATTAGTAGCATTATAATGGTCTATGTTTGTTAATGCTTTATCTAAATCCCCATTAGTTATCCTATTAGCCACTAAAGGTATATCTGCACTTATAGTGCCATCTATATTGGTTGCTACTATCGTCACATTATCCATACCTGTAGATGTAATAACTATATTACTATCTACTCCTAATGCTAAATCATTTGCTACAGTATTAATACTAGCTATATTATCTGCTGCTATATTTACATCAAGTATGTTGTTACTTACTACTCCTACGTCTAGTAAGTTTTCGCCAACTGCATGCACGTTAGCAATGCTCCCTGCTACCAGATTTACATCTATAGAATTCAGTGCAACTGTGTTTACGACATCAATATTATCAATTACAGACTGTATATCTGCTATGTTGTTAGTGATCGCCATACCAGATGTGACCATTGTGTCCATATTCATAACTAATGAGGGTATGACATTGTATGGGTTGAGTATATCTGCATCTACAGTATACAACTGCGACCCATCTATTTTAATCTCTAACGTAAACCCATTAATTAGATAGCGAGTATCATCTGTAGCCCCAGCAACTTTAATAGTTATTAATTGTAATGCACCAACAGCAGAACTTTCCACTGTTACAGTTGGGTATGATGCTTCTATAGTTGTTTTAATAGATGCTATAAATGCCTCGATAGTTGCTAGGGTTACCGTGTCATCTGCCAAGACCACAGGGTGTATCAACTTATCTGTATCATCATATAAATTAAGTGTAGCGGTACATGAGTATACCTTACCAGTCTGCATAGATATATTATTTTTTACTAAACTAAACGCTTTACCATACGAGTGGTCTAGCCCAGCCAAGTAGTTTACACTATCCGTAAATTGTTTTCCTATCATCCTTGTAACCCTCCGAGGTATGTATCTAGTTCAATTATGTCTTCTGACTCATTCCCAGTTATACCATCTGTTAGTAATAATATATACTTATCAAATACTACGCGTTGTGGTTTACTGAAGTTGGCTATCTTATTCTCCGCTAATGACTGTTGAATTAGTGTTATGAAATTCTCATTCCATGTGTAGAAACCTGCACCAAGTATGGCATCTTCTCTAAAATATGCTTCTTCCGCATGTAGTAACTCTTTAGCAAACGCTATACCGTCATCAATAGTAAGCTCACGCTCGGAACTATTATCATTAAGCGTAGTGAGTTGGGCTAGTGTCATATGTACCGTCTCCTTGGTCTTTAATTGTTTCTAGTATTTCAAAGACTTTACTATTGTAATTACGTATAAGTCTTTTTGCTTCAGTGAAATGCACACTACTCTTTTTCTCGCTCATATAGCTGGCCATAAAACGTGCAACCGCGAAGCATAGCTCATTATCAAGATCTAATTCATCTTCGTCTGTTGTAGGTAATTCTGGCATTCTAACAACATACTTACCTTGTGCTAATCGAAAGATATTACCGGTTCTATTTAATGTCATGAGATGTAGTGCATCTGCATGTGCGATAACATCACTAAACGCCATTTCTAGTAAGCCTAAAACAGCCTCAGGATCTTCAGTTAAAGTATTATCAGCAGTTAGTAGTCCATTAGTAGTTGCTTTAAGTCGTTTTAGTGTCATGCTACATTCCTATTTATTTACATAGTATAGTACACTAACTATCCTTTACTACACCTTAGTATCCAGCATACCCATTAACCTCTTGCGTATCTTCCTCCTCAAATCCCCACATTTGATGGGCGCTTGTTTTATGCATAGCGACTACAACTTTAGCTGGTAATATAACTTCCATATGTGGTAGCATGCTTACACAGTCCAGCCCATCGTCGTGTGTGCTAGTGATTGCCTCCCACGTCACGTATCCTAGTTCCTCTAGCAGTTCAGCCATATCTGGACTATCTTGTAGCTCTTCACAGAGGAACATCTTACCAGTTTGGAATAGTGGATGTACTCGCATAAATTGCTCATGCTTCTTACCACCCGCTCGCCGTCTGCTAATGCCCTCGCTACCGAATGGTTGCCCAATCTGTCTAGCGAATGTGAAGTATGTATTTTTTTCAATCATCATCTTCTTTAACACGTGTAAATTAATCTGCTGCTGTCCGTCTATCTCTACGCCAACAGTAACTTGCCTACCGTGCCTACCACCCCATTTAGTAACCATATGGAATAACGGCTCATATTGCTCCGAAATACCTAACTTCTTTAAGCTCATATCTAATAGGAACCAATCACCTCCACTACTTAGTGCCCAAACGAATGTACCACTAAAGTCGCCTTTCTTACTATTACTAGCCGTGAAGTCAGTTGTTATGTATATGTTGTAGTTATTTAAATTCTTCTCAAGCAGTTTCCGACTGACCCACTGTATCTGTCCATCTTTGATTAGCTTACTACCTTCATCTGCAATCCTAAGCATTAGCTCCTGGTTAAATCCACGTAGTGTATCAGTACCTACTGAGTCCTCATATCTTTCCATTACTCTATCATAACTATGTGCTTCTTCCCATGCACCCCTATATAGCTCACGGGGCATACCTGAGTATATCTTTTCGCATATAGGTAAACATATTGGTGTCCATACTCCACTTTCTAGTGCTTTATATACTGGATCACGTTTGTTAAACGGAGTGTTGATGATAACTACCTTACCTTTCATTGACCCTAGCGCATTCTCTGCATCTAGATATATCATACTCTGTAACTTAGCCATAATTACATCTGAATTAGCGTCTGCTTCATTCTTGATGATGTCATCAAATAGTATCATACCTGGACGCTCAGTCTTGTAACGAATACCACGCACTGATCCTCCTGCAGCTCCCTTTACTTTATACATGAATGCCCGCTTTCGCACTTTCTCTGGACCCTTTCTTATAAACTCGCACTCTTCGTCAGTGAATCTCATCTTCTCGAAGTACTCCTTGCAGAAGGCGCTATCTTCGCATATATCACGTATGGTGTTAGCTTGTACTTTAGCCCCCGCTTGTTGACTATCACCAAATCCTACCATGAACATCAAGCTACCAAAGTTTGGTACCTTACCTGTTATAGCCACATATATCGGGAAGAACGCTGTAACTATTGTCGATTTTGCACTACCTCTGGCCGCAATGATTGCCACCTTTCTGCTATTAATCCTAAGCTTATCTTGTATCTCTTTGCTGTACGGGTACTGATTTCTTTCTATATTCCCAAACAGTAAATCTACTAGGAAATAATGCATTAAGCTATTATTAACTTCTGGGTCTTCCCCGAGTACTAATCTAATTATATTGAAGAACTCTATAGCCTCTTTACTTGGTATGTATCCATTGAACGTCAAGTCGATTGAATCTAGTGCCTTATCCACACTGAACTCATACTCCTTTCTACCTGGCAGCTTTCTCACTACTGGTACATCTGGTACTGTGTCCTTACCCTCTGCTACAGCTACTTCATATTCCTGCCAATTCTTGTATGGTATACTATCCTCATCACCTGTTACGCCAGGCAGTTCATCCCATAGTTCTAGTTCTGTTTTCTCAGCCATTACTCAATCTCCGCTTCTAGGATTTTATCGGTGCTTACACCAATCCTTTGAATCTCACCTATACTCCTACCAGACCTCAATGCAGCTAACTGCAGCTCACTATTCATTGCTAGCTGTTCGAACAGTCCTTGCTGTATCTTCGTAGCGTCATCTGTCATACCTATCTTGAGTGTTACACTATTATCCTCTGGCATTTTAGTTGCATCACGGAGTGCTATAGCAGCATTCATCTGCACAGTGGGGCTTACCCTATCATCAGCTTTAGCACCTATGCCATTGCTCAAGTCAAATAACTTCTTTAACATAGCATTATGTATGGGAGCATGTGATATATATACTGGAACTAGTATTAACTTTTGTACAGCTACAACCGTTTTAGTTCCAGCATACATAGATGCGAATGAGTCTACTGTTGCACCTCTATCCTCTATCTCTTTAGCTTTCTCCGGGAACACTATAGAGAATGCTTTAGCAGCTCCCATCTTTGGAAGCATACGTAAGTTCACGAACTTTATAGCATTGGATAGTGTCTCAATCCCTACCCCACCTGTAAGTAAGTGGGTGTATGAGTATAACTGCTCACTGAATAGCTCCTTACTCATACCTGTGTCATTCTCGACATTATTTAGCATAGTTAGTATTTCATCGGTTATCTTACCACTAAACCCCTTCGGCATATGTTTAACTAGTGTCTCTCTATCCAACGGTATACCATCTGTAACAGGATAATTCGCCATATCTTTTGCTTTTATTTCACTCATTTAGTGCTTCCTACATATTATTTTTATGTAGTATACCATATTTATATTGAAGTCGTATTGAAGTATTCGCCATTACCACTCTAACAGCTCATCATTTTCTACTATATCATTACTATTGAATAGCTCTGTATTGTATACTCTAAGTACATCTTCAGCTCCACATTTGTATACCTCTGTGCTACCATCAAATGTCCTGCATCTTATGTACCTATACTCAGATAACTGATTATGTACTCGTTTCTCTACTTGGTAGTAGTTTGCGCATCGCTCTTCCTTAAGTAACCTAACCAGAGGGAAGTATCCATATTCCTTCTCCATACCAGCTATCAATTGTAATACCCTATACCTCGCACTATTAGCTGTTGCACCAACCTTATACACTATGTCGTCTCCTAATGTAATTTCTATTAGGTAAACAGTTCCATTCTCTCTAATTTTATGTTGTTTTCGTTTGGGAAGCATTTGGGGAACCTTATACTGGAAAACCCCCTCGTTGGCACATTGTAAAGAGGTGGAGGAGGTGTGTTTACTTAGTTACTTTTTCGGTTTAGGAGATTTAGACTTACAAGCCATCGTAACTCCCTGTATTGTTTAAGTGTAGTAGTATACTACATTACACTTAAACAATACCTTACTTAGTCATTGAATATCTTAGCAACGAACTTAGCTAGCTCTGATCGGTAGATATTCGCAAGTTTGATATAACACATCTCTGGTGACTTACCTAAATGCCTTAGGAGTACTTTAAACCCCTCGTGACCACGGTTGAGTGAGTATACCTGTCCTACGGTATCTCCCATAAGCACAACCTTAGAGCCTTCAGCTATACGAGATAGTATCAACTTTAAGCTATCTTCACTTAGTTTCTGGGACTCATCCACAAGCAGTATGCTATTATGTAAACTCATACCTTGCATCTCATCAATCTCAACTACACTAAAGTTACTTCGCCACGCCTTCTCAGAAGGAGTTTCTTCCTCCTCGTCTGGATTCTTAATCTTTCTGTTTTCCTTAACTCTTTTAGGGTCTAGTAAGAACTTCAAGTTCGACTTAAACCCTGATAAGTGACCTGATAACTTATCTTCGCTACTGCCGGGCTTGTACCCAGTGTATAGGCTCTTATTAACTGACTCCGGTGATGCTGTTACGAACACTTGGTCGTAGTGTTGGTACCTTTTCTCACCTTGTGTAGTGGCCAATGCCGCCATCATACTGAGCATAGTCTTACCAGTCCCTAATACACCGTCTACCACTACTAAAGGGCATGTTGTATCAAACACAGCATCTAGCACACACATTTGCATAGTATCCAATGGTTGTACGCCGCACACCCCAGCACTGGTGTATGGTGACATTTTTTGTGATATGCGAACCACTTTACTAACACTTTCCCCGTTAACTATGTCTATTTTAGTTTTCCATATATCAGGAAGTTCTGTCCCATCGCACACTATACAGTATTCATTGATGCCCAGCACTATAGACATAGTTGTTTCGAACTCTGCCTGTGGCATCTCTTTCAGTGTTCGTAATGTCTTAATGTACTCATCATTTATAGTTACTTCTTTATACCCTGTATACCCATAGTCTATAGCTGCCTCAGCATCCATATCTGATAAGGGTATACTTAAAGCCATAGCTATAACTGTGGCGTTTATATCCTCACTCAGAAAGTTAGCACCACTATTGTATGTATCAAGTAATATACATTCATCTGGTGAATCACCCAGTTCAGTTAGTGTTGGCACGTTGAGGATCTTTATCTTACCTGCAAGTAGCTGTACCTTTACGTTCTTGATAGCTGTTTGAGCACTACGCTTTAAATCTGGGTTACGTTTCAGCTTATCCAGTTCTCTGAGTACCTGGAAGCTAATTACGAACTCCTTAGTAGTATCGAATAGGATACTACTATCATTAATAAGTATATTTGTATCCACGGATATCTTAGACATTACACAACCTTATCTA